CGAGCCGCTTCCGTGCTCCCGCGACCTGTGCCGAGGCTAGGCGCCTGTATCCGACGCGGCCCGCTGCGCGCGTCGCGATGCTGACGACTTCTGCGTTACCGCCCGGCCCGGCCATGTCTGGCCGCCTTCTGCGTGGTGTCACGCTCGCCCCCGTAGGGATTCGGGTAGGCGAGCCTTGCGTGGAGGTTGATGAGGATGGCTTCGATCCGGCCAACCCTCGCCCGCAGGTCGTCTGAGTCGACGTGCTTCGCCAGCTCGCGGAACTCCTGCCGCAGCTCGGCGAACTGCTCGCCGAGCGCCTCGGTGTCCGCCCGCCTGTGGTCGGCGTCCACCGGCATGGCCGCGACGAACACGCCCTTGCCCTGGTGCCCTTCGAGGATTCCTTCTGCCTTGAGCTGGTCGATCGCCCGCCGTACCACCGGCCGGGACATCCCGCTCTCTTCCACCAGTTCCGTCGTGGACGGGATCGGGCTGCCGAGCGGGTACTCGCCGGAGATGATCCTGGCCCGGATCTGACGCATGAGGCGCTGGTACTCCGGCCCCGCCTCTCCGGTCACTCAGGCTCTCCCTTGGTGCATAGTCCCGCCATGTACGCCTAGCGGAAACGGTACAGCATCGCACCCTGGCCTCCTAGTTGCGGACTTGACACTTAGTCCACATTGCACGACACTGTAGCCCAAGTGGAAAGCCCAGAACAAGCCGCAAGCAAGGCAAGCCCTGCAAGGACGGAAACCTTGGACGCAACGGAAATGCGAGACGCGTGGCTGACGCCCGCGCAGGTCGCCGGGATGTTCGGCGTCACGACGCGGACCCTCATCAACTGGGTCCGCGCCGAGAAGCTCGACGCGCAGCGCACCGCCGGCCGTCACCGCCGCTACCGCGAGTCCGACGTTCAGGCCCTGCTTGCCGAACTGAAGGCCGCAGCATGAACCGCCTCGACCAGACCGAGGTCTGGCAGACCTGCGGGAGGCCCTACCTGATCTTCGCCGGGCACAACTGCCCCGGCCCCCGGACCTGACCACCGAGAAACGGAAGTACCAGCATGAGCCGACCTGCCCGCACAACCAGTGACCGCTACGAGGGCCCGTTCGGCCGTCTCCGCGAGCTGTCCGACATCGGGCAGCGGCAGGTCACCGAGGCCGCCGCTGCGCGCCAGGCAGGCGGACGACCGCCGTCCGAAGCGGTGCGCGCCGGCCACGCCGTGCGGCACGAGCGCGACGCCGAGGCCGCCCGGCTTGCCGCCAGGGGATTCCCGGCGGACCAGATCGCCGAGAACCGGCGGCCGTGCCGCTGACCCTCGGACGCAAAGCAGGCCGCCGAAGTGTCCGAAGCGCCTCAGCGGGCCCCGTACCCCCGCACGACTCAACCGAACCAAAGGAAGACCTGATGCTCAAGCTGGCGCACTCCGGTACCCCGGAGCCCCCCGATCCCCGCAAGACCCGCCTCAACGCCCTCCTCGCGATCAAGTACGGCAGGGAGGCCGAGAGCGCGCAGGTTCACGGCGAGCCCGTGGCGGCGGAGATTAGCTCCCTGCAGGGGCAGGGCGTCGGCCGCGCCATGGCCGCCGGCATGCTCGCCGAGCACAACGCGGCCCTGCGCCGCGCGCACGGCAGGAACTGACCCCGGACGCAAGCCGGCCTGCCGCAGGCGACTCCGGCACCGCGACGGGCCTGAACCCGGAACCGGAGAACTGACCCCGCACCACCAAGGAGACCTCAATGCCCGACAACCAGCCGCCGAACGATCCCGCTGAAGTCTCGCCCGAGGAGATCGCTGAACAGGACAGCCTGCGCGCGTACCTGGACGACCTCGCCGGCCGTTCCCAGGCCTGACCCCCAGACGCAAGCCGGCCCGCCGCAGGTACCACTGCGACGGGCCTCAACCCAAGTCCCCCGATCACAAAGGACAAGAGCTTGAACGCCACAGTAACAGCGGAGGAGCACCCGGTGCTCGACCGCCCGCCGACTCGCCCGCGGCCCCCGGTGCGGCCGCCCGCGTACGTTCCGGACTTCCGCGGGGCTGCGGTGAGGTACCTCGCCCAGGGCCGTACCGCCGGGGGCATGCGCTCCGCCGCCCCCGCTGAGGCCGCCCGCCTCGCCGACCTGTGCGGCATGACCCAGGCTGAGGCGGAGGGCTTCCTGCTCGCGATCGCTGACGCCATGGACGTCATCGCCGCCGTCGGCATCGCCGCCGGAGACTGCCGGGACCTGCTCGGCTGGTCGCCGGAGTTCACCGCGCGGGTCCTCGCCGAGGCGGCAGCGTCATGAGCGAGAAGACCTACACCAAGACCTTCCCCGGCGGGAACCGCGGGCCGAGCAAGAGCACCTTCACCGTGACCCCCGGCCGGTTCTCCGTCACCACGTCCGCGAGCAACTCGCGGCTGCGCGGCTCTAGCACGCAGGTGCAGCGGGCCCTGTTCCCGGACCGGGCCGCCGTGCGGATCGCGCGTGAGCTTGAGGCTGACGGCTGGACCGAGCAGGACGGCGGTGCGTCATGAGCAGGCCCAGGCACTCAAGCGGCGAGGTCCGCGACAGCAGCGGCACGGGCAAGCACGGGATCGTCAGCGACGCCGTCACCCTCCTGCGGACCAAGGGCGAGACCCCCGAGTCGGTGGAGAAGTTCCTCCGTCAGGCGGCGGAGACGGTCCCTGCTCCCCGTGGTGCCGGGGACGCAAGGCAGGCGACCTCATGAACCGCATCGACGGTCCGGACCCGGCGAACTGCATCCTGTGCAGCGGCACTACCGGTCCCGGCTGCCCCTACCACCCGAGGCCGAAGACATGAGCAACTCAACTGACGCCCGCTCCGTGATCGAGTTCGACCCGCGGCATCCCGTCACCGTGTTCGCCCCTGAGGACGAGCAGCCGGACCCGGAGACGGAGGCTGCGGCATGAGCCGCCGCCGCGACATCGTCGTCGCCCCGAAGAGCGGCCCCTTCGCCTCCTTGGGCGCCGAGCTCGGCCTGCTTGACGCCACGCTCGACAGCGTCGACTCGATGAGCGAGGCCGAGTCCGGCACGAGGCACGCCAGCAAGGCGACCCAGCGTGCCGGGCAGGCCGCTGTCGACGCCGTCAACGCCCGCAGGGGGCGGTCATGAGCACCGCGACGGACTCCCGCGACGCCCTCATCGCGATCGCCGGCGGCATGACCGCCTCCGCGTTGGCCGCCCGTGCCGCCGACCCGTCCGCCTACGACGCCTACCGCACCCCCGGGGGCATGCGGGATCTCGTCGGCGGCGAACTCGGGCACCTCCTGCCGTCCCTGCTGTTCCCGGGTGACGACCTCGCCGCCGAGATGGCCGCCGCTGACGCGCTCCTCGCCGCCGAGATGGCGGATCTGGAAGCCGAAGGGTGCACGCGGGAAACGGCCCGCGCCGTGATCCGCGCCACCGCGAGCGGGAGGCGGTCGTGAACCGCGCCGTGCGGTACGCCGCCACTGTCACCGGGGGCGCTGCGCTCGTGCTCGCCGCCTACGGGCTCGGTGCCGGGCTGTGCTCGCTCGTCCCGGTGGGCAGCGTCCCCGCTTCGCAGTCCACGGTCCCGGCCCAGTTCTGCCCCGCGGGAACGCGCGTCATCCCGACGCCGTACCTCGCTCAGGTTCCGCAGGGCGGACCCGAGTGCGAAGGAGGCCGACCGTGAACCCCCGCGTCATCGAGGTCCTCGGCTGGCACTCGGAGATCCCCGGCTGGGACCTGCCTGACCCCGGCGAGGTGTCATGGCAAGACCAGTCGCTCTGCGCGCAGACGGACCCGGAGCTTTTCTTCCTGGATAAAGGCGGTTCCTCCACGCCGGCCAAGAAGGTCTGCGCCGCCTGCCCGGTCCGCACCGAGTGCCTTGAGTACGCGCTTGAGCACCGGGAGCCGTTCGGCATCTTCGGCGGCAAGACCGAGCGGCAGCGCCGCGCCATCCTCGCCGACCGTGAGCGTGAGTCCGGTGCCGTCCGCTGCGACTCCGGCCGCCATGTCCTCGCCGGGGAGAACGTGCTCCCGAACGGGAAGTGCGCGGCCTGCCGTGAGGCGGCATTCAAGAGCGGCGAGGGCCGCCGCCTGGCTAAGGGACTGGCCGCGTGAGCCGCGAGCACGAGCTGGCAAGCCTGGCGAAGCGCGAGGAAGGGATCCGGCTGGCTCTTGAGTACCCCAGCGGCGCCGAGCGACCCGGCGGCTACGTCGCGCACTACTCCCGCGCCGGGTGCCTGAAGGCACTAGGCGAGATCGCCGCCGAGCGCGCGAGGCTCCAAGTCCAGCGCCCGCAGCAGCCTCGCAGGGTGCCCGCGACGACCCCCGCGGGCCGCACCAGCAGGGCCGGTCACCCGACCGTGCCTGCCCGTCACCGGAGGAAGACCTTGAAACTCACCTCAATCATCATCGTCGCTGACGTGGCGGTCGTCGCCTACGTCGAGAAGGGCCTCATCGCGGGGCACGCGGCCACCGCCGGCCACCATGCCGTGCCGCCTGCGCACCCCGCGCAGCTTGTCCTCATCGGCTTGGTGTTCGCGCTGCCGACCCTGCTCATCCTCCTCGGGTACTGGCTGCGCGGGCGCAGTACGGCGCCGGCCGCAACCGCCCCGCGTCCCGTCGTCCCCTTCGGCCAGTACGGGGGGCGGCGGTGAACTGGCTGGCGCGGCGACGCTTCGCCAAGGGCGCCAGGCGCCTCGGCCACCGTCCCCGCTGGTACTGGGGCGTCGACGGGCAGCGGTACGCGTCCTGCCGTGACTGCGTCTGCTCATGGTCTGCCCCGGCCCTGGCGCACGCTGCTGAGACGCTCGGCAATACCGGCATGTGCCGGGGGTCGTGGTGAAGGGCACCCGGCGGCAGGGGCGCTACGGCCGCCTCGCCGAGCGCCGGCCGAACGCGGCAGCCGCCCTGATCGGCATCCCGGTCGCCGCCGTGATCTTCGCCGCGGTCCTCGGGCTCGGCGACCACTTCGTGCACACGCGGAACTGGGCTGGCCTCGGTGCCATCGGGAGCGGCCTCGTGCTGCTGATGCTGGCAGACGACCTGACCAGCCGCCGCGGGGAGCGCCTCCGCGAGGCGCGGCTCACCCTCACGGCGGTCGCGGTCATCACGGCGGCCCTGGGCGGCCTGTTCTGGATCATCTTCCGCCACTGGGGCGAGCCTGCCACGTACGGCGCGGCCGTCGCTTACGAGGCGCTGCTGGCCCTCGCCTGGCGCGGGGCGTACCTGATTCGCCGGTCCCTGCGCTGGCGCAAGTACAAGTACCCGGCCGAGGCGCGCCAGTGGGAGAAGGACGCGTACGCGCTCTGGCCGCGACGGGAGGCCCGGCGGTGAACCGCCGCCGGTACCGGGTGCGGTCCCTGCACGCGTACGACGGCGAACGCACTGCCTGGTGCGTGTTCCGCGAGCCGGCCGGCAACGGCCCTTCCATGGTGGCTGGCTGGGTTGGCCCGTTCGCCAGGTTGCGGGCCAGGTTCCGCGCGGCCTCCCTGAACCGCAAGGGCTGGTAGCGAATGACCATCCGGGCCGCCCTGACCGCGGGCACTATCGCGTCGCTGGCCGCGACCGCGGCGTGGTCGTTCACGGCCATGCTGACGATCAGCACGCCCGCGGACCCGCGACTGACCGGGAACCTGCCCGGCGACTACGCGCAGCTCGCCGCGTCGGCTACTGGGAGCAGCCCGTGGGCGCTGTTCGGTGCCGTCGCGGTGGCCTACGCCGCCTGCCTGCTGGCCTCCGGGCTCCGGGCCCGGCGCAGGGCGCTGCGGGAAGCGGCTCTGCTTGACCTTGACGACGACGAGAGAGTGGAGGCCGTCCCGGTCCCCGCAGGAAGGCGGCACTGATGGCCCGGTCGTACCCCGACACCCCGGCTGGCCGGTCGCGTCGCATGCGCGACACCGACGACGCCTCCTTGTCGGCCAAGGGGCACCGCATGCGGTGGAACCGCTGGCGCAAGGGCACCCTGCAAGGCGGCGGCAACTGGCTGAACGCGCCCGGCTGGGAAGGCACCTGCGCCCGGTGCGGCGACGTCCTCCACGTCGTGTCACTATCCGACCGTGTCGCCTACACGTCCTACACGGACATCTACGGCACGAACCGCAGCTTCCGCCAGTGCAAGCGCGGACGCCGCTGATGGCCGCCTACCGGGTTGCAGGCTACCGGGTTGCGGTGTACCGTCCCGCGCGCCCTTACCGCCGCCCCCGCCGCACGTACAAGTTCCGGTACCGCGCCCGCAGGCAGAACAGCGGCGCGTTTCCCGTCGCGGCGATCGTCGGCGCGGTCCTGCTCGCCGGGGCCGGGACGGGAGCGGGCGTGAAGGCGGTCACGAGCCACCACGCGCACCCGGCCGCTCCCGCGAAGACGGGGAACGCCGCGTCAGCCGCCGTGGTCGCCTTCGCGAAGGCCCAGGTCGGCAAGGTCCCGTACGCGTGGGGCGGCACGACGGAGGCGGGCATGGACTGCTCGGGCCTGTCGATGGAGGCCTACGCGGCGGCGCGCGTCCCGATCGAGCGCACCTCGCAGGAGCAGTGGGCGAGCGAGAAGCACGTTCCCGCGAGCGAGGTCACCGCCGGGGACCTCGTGTTCTTCGCCGGGTCCGACGGCACCATGACCGCGCCGGGCCACGTCGGGATCGTCGTCAGCCCGAAGGCTGACGAGATGATCGACGAGTACGGGACCGGGACTTACGCCCGCTACGACCGCTACGGGGCCAAGGCCTCGCCCGGTACCGGCCTGTCGGCCGTCGTCGGGTTCACCGACCCCGACCCCGCGCCCGCGGCCCCGGTGGCAGCCAGCGGCGAGACGGGGTTCTTCACCGCCGTCCTGGCCGGGCTCGGCGCGCCCGCCACGGCGGCGAACATGCGGTCGCTTGAGGCCTGGTACCTGCACGAGTACCCGTCATGGCCCCCGGCGGCGCAAGACGACCCGCTCGACACGACACTCAAAATGGCGGGCTCGTGGAATTACAACACGTTCGGGGACGGCCTGCACGTCCAGAGTTACCCGACTGCCGCCGAGGGAGCACGGGCAACGGCCCTGACCCTCGAGAACGGCTACCCGCAGGTTACTGCCGCGCTCCGCTCCGGCGACGGCACCTGCGGCAACGGCTTCGCGGGCGAGTTCAGCGCATGGAGCGGCAACGCATACCAGGAGGTCTGCTAGATGGAACTGTTCGCGACGGCGGGCGAGTGGGCTGGCTGCCTGTCCTGCACCGTCACCGCCATTTCCGGTTACGCGCAGATGGCCAGGAGGAAAGGCGGCTGGCGGGAGGGTACCGCCTGGACCGCGCCGCTGGCATTCACCTCGGCGGCGGTCATGTTCCTGGTGGTGTTCGGCACCCTCGCGCTCATCCCCTGGCTGATCCTTGCCCTCGCCCCCCTGGCCCTGATCGCGGCGTCGGCGGCCCTGGCGTGGGCGGAGATCGCGAAGCTGAAGGACGCCGGGACCGCGACCGCCGAGGTGCTGGGCGCGTTCTTCGCCCTGATCCGCGACGCCCTGTGGAACGCCCGCGAGGACCTCCGTGACCTCGGAGGGAGGCTGCGCCGGACGACCCCGTCCGGGGATGCCGCCGCCGTCCCGCCCGCCGCCGCGGCGCCGCGGTCCCCGCGCCCTGCCCCGGCCGGCGGCCCGCCGGGGTGGGCCGTCGGCAGCCGCGCCCGGCACGTCCCGCCGCTGACGGAAGACCCGTACCTCGGCGCGCACCCCTATCCCGCCGACGTCGCCGCCAGCCTTGAGCTGGACCAGGTTCCCGTGCCCCCGCACTGGGACCGGACCGCGCAGGTCATCAGCGACTTCGACCCCGAAGACGACGACGACACGCAAGGCCACATCGCCGGGGAGGCCGCCGGGGTCCTCACCGTCGCCGCGGCGGTCGAGAACCGGGCGGAGCACCTCGCGCTCGCGGTCGGCCTGGACCCGGCGATCATCGAGGCCCACTACGACATTGCTGAGGGGTTCGCCGAGCTGGCCACCCGCTACGCGCTCCTCGTCCGCCGCGACCACCTCGTCATGGGGGACCTGCGCGACTACCGCGACCAGGGCGGGGTCATCCCGCACGACGGCCGGCGGTACATGGACGCCGGCGACCCGCGCCCCGGCGGGGACCAGCCGGCATGATCCCCGGCAGCGAGGAGGAGGGCACCGGGGCCGCGCGGCTGGCCCGCGTCCCCGCGGAGACGGCCGCCGCGTCGGTGCGGTGGGCGTCCGGCGCGGTGTGGACGGCGACGGAGATCATGCACTGGGCCGGCGTGCAGGGCGCCGCCGACCTGGGGATCGCGACCGTCGTCGCGGCCTCGCTCGCCTGGGGGGCGGCGTCCCGCGGGTGGATCCCGCCAGCGGTGCCCGCCTGGGTGGCGCTGGCCGGCGGGTGGACCGCCGCCGCCTGGTACCTCGGCCCCCTCGCCTGGCTGCCCGCCCCCGTGCTGACCGCGGCGTGGATCGTCATCGCCTGGGCCGCGCACCGGGCGGCGCACCGGCACCCGGCCGTCGCCGGCGCCCGCCAGTGGCGCGAGGCCCGCGCCCGCTGGCTCGCCGTCCGCGGCAACTGGGGCCTGGGCGCCAGCCACCTGCTCGAGTACCGGGAAACCCGCGTCGGCGAGCTCTGGACCGTGTCGGCGCGGGGCGCGTCCCGGTACATCGGCAGCCGCTCCGCCGAGGAGGTCATCGCCGAGCAGGAGAGCCTGCCGCTTGACCGCGTCCAGATCCTGCCGCACGAGGTCGCCGGCCGGATCATCATCTCGGTCCGCCGCAGGGACCCGTGGGCGGAGCCGATCCTGCACCCGCTGACCGGTGAGAACCCGGATGTCGAACTGCCGGCGCGGCGCAGCATCACTGACCTGGTGCCGGTCGGCCAGCACCCGGAAGCCGGCAGCCTGCTCCCCCTCCGGCTGTACGACGCCGAGACCGGCGGGAAGAACATCGACGTTACCGGCATCAAGGGGGCCGGCAAGGGCGTCCTGCTCGACGACATCAGCGAGCACGTGACCGCCTGCGACGACGCGGTCATGGTGCGCGTCAACGTGTCGATCAAGGGCTACGCCGAGGCCGCGGCATGGGGGCCCGCGTGCCACCTCACCGCGTTCGGCCCGGACCAGCGGTCCCGCGCGGTCGCCGCGGTGCAGGCCCTCAACCAGGTCATCGAGTGGCGGGCCCGCACCTGCCGGCAGGGTGCCTACAGCCCGTCGCCGTCCGACCCGGCGCTCGTCCTGATTGTCGACGAGTCGGACGCGGCCGCCGCGGTCCCTGAGCTCAAGAGGGCACTGGACGACTTCGCGACCAAGGCGCGCGAGTACGGCGGCGTCTACATCCACGCCGGGCAGCGGAACACCAACGACTACCACAGCGCGAAGCAGCGCTCCCAGGACGACGTGCACTGCACCGGGATGCTGGCCAACGCCAACGAGGCCCGGCACGCCGGCGGCTTCCCCCCGGCGCTGCGGGTCGGCGTGTGGTCCGTCAGCGTGCTCGGCGGCGGCACGGCCACCGGCCGCACGTGGGTGTTCGCCGCGACCAAGGCCGCTCACGGCGCGGTCGTCGAGCGGATCGCCGCGGAGCGCGCGTTCGGCCAGCCGGAACTCCCCGCCGAGTGCCGGGAGTACCTCGGCGGCAGGTACGCGGCGCTGCTGGCGTCGGAGGTGTTCCCCCGGTGGGCGCAGGGACGCGACCCCGGCGACTACGCGCCCGGCGGCGACGACGCGCAGGACGGCCCGCCCGCGGCACGGCCCGGCGACGCGGCCACGGCCCTCCCGGCCGTAGCCGCGGCCACGGTGGCCGCGGTCGCCGATCATGACCTCGAGGAGATGTGGGAGACCCCCATGGACGAGAGCACCGCGGCGCGCAACGCCGCCATCCACCAGCAGCTCGCGGACGCCGGCCGGAGCCTGGCGGAGACCGCGGCAATGCCCCGGCCCGAGCCGGTCAGCCCGGAAACGCGGGCCGCGTACGCCGCCGAGCGCTGGCGCCAGGTAGTCCCCGAGGGCAGCCAGCAGAGGCTGCTGGAGATGACGGGGGGCGACGGGACGACGAGCGGCGCGGTCGCCGAGGAGTTCGGCATAACGAAGTCGAAGGCCAAGGTCTGGCTGCTGGCGCTGCGACAGGGGGGCGTCGCCTACATGGAGGGCGAGCGCCGCGGCGCGAGGACGCGACGGCTGGCCACTCCCCCGGGGGGGCAGTGACGCCCCGTAACCCCTCTTATGGCCGGAGCCTCGCGCGCCCGCGCGCGCGTGCGCCCGCGCGTAGGCGCTCCGAAATATAGCCGGCAAGTCCAAACGAGCCAAAACCATAAGTCCATAACCAAACCAAACCTGATTACTCACAGTGACAAATGACAGGAAGGAATCACCATGATCATCAACAGCATCACCATCGACGACGACGACCCGAACGCGCAGGTAGCCCTCGGGAACGTCACGGGCGGGAACCTGGTCCAGAACGGCCGTGGCCAGCAGGTCGCGATCGGGAACGTGACCGGCGGAGACCTGGTCCAGGACGGCGGCGGCGACTAGCCTCCCGTCCCCGCAGTACCTGAAGGCGCGCTCAACCAGGGCGCGCCGCGAAAGGAGAGGAAACCGCAAGTGAGCAGCATGAGCGTGCAGGTCGGCAGCATCGCCGGCAGCACCTTCGCGATCGGCGACAACGCCGTCGTGAACGGCGGCCCCGGCCAGGACGCTGAGGGTATCGCCGTCACGGGCGAGGACGACAGCTAGCCCTGTCCTGCGGGGCTTACCGGCAGGCGAGGCAGAACCGAAAAGGAGAGCAGCATGGCAAACGCACTTCCACCCATGACGGCCGAGCAGCGCGCCGACGGCTTGCAGAAGGCGGCGATAGCCCGCAAGGCCCGCGCTGACGTCAAGACCAGCCTCAAGAACGGGGGCCTGACCCTGCCTGAGGTCATCAGGAGCGCGGAGTCCAGCGGCATCATCGCCAAGATCAAGGTCTCCGCCCTGCTCGAGGCGCTGCCCGGAGTGGGCAAGGTCCGCGCCAGGCAGGTCATGGAGCGGCTGGGGATCGCGGAGAAGCGCCGCGTCGGCGGCCTCGGCCCGAAGCAGCGCGCGGCCCTCGAGCAGGAGTTCGGCCCCGGTCCCGTCAGCGCCTGACCCCCTGAGCGCGGCCGCCCGGAGATCCCGCTGCCGGGCGGCCGCCCCGATTCCCCTGAAGTGATCTTTGAGGAGCGCGAGGATGTCAGACGTGTCAAAGCACTCAGAGCACTACGCCGCGGGCTCCCCGGCCCGTCGTGCCCGCGCCTGGGCGTGGGGGGTTTTCTGGCTGACGGCGGGCACTAGCGTGCTCTACAACTGCTACCACGCCCTCGTCGGCGACCACATGCCCTGGTACACGGGCGCCCCGGAGGGCGTCGCGCCGCTGGTTGTCGCGATCGGGGTGCTGGAGTTCTCCGGCGCGTGGCGGGAGAACAAGGCGCTGCAGGTGGCCGCGTGGCTGGTCACGGGCGGGGCGATGGCCTGGTCGGCGATCGCCATCAACGCCGTGGTGCACTACGGGTGGGCGTTCGGCCTTATCGGGGACACTGCCGCGCTGTCCGCGATGTACTTCCTCCTGAACGGGCCGACCGCCGCGCAGGCGATCGCGAAGGTCGCGGCGAGGGAGCGGGAACTGCTCGAGCAGGTTGCCGCGGGACGGTCCGCGCTCGAGCGGGCGGAGGCGGAATTCCGGGCCGGGCAGGGTGACCTGAAGGCGCGCGCCGGGACTGAGATCGGCAAGCGCGACGAGGCACTCAAGATCGCCGAGGCCGCGCGCGCCAACGCCGAGCAGGAGGCCGTGACGCTTCGCACGGGAGCCGGGGAGAGCGCCGGGCTGCGCGATGCGCTCGAGGCGGTGCGCGCGGATCTCAAGTCGGAACGGGCCGCGCGCGAGGACGACCAGGCGGAGGCGGCGCGCGCCCTGGAGCGCGCGGTGAAGGCCGCGCGCGCGGAGGCAAGGAAACCGCGCGCGCGCACCGCCGAATCGCGCACGCGCCCTGCCGCAAGCGCGCAGGACGACATGGCGAACGAGTTGCGCGCGCTGATGGAGTTCGCCGACGACCCGACGCTTCTCGGCACGCGCCAGGGCGGCAGGCTGGCCGACAAGCTGGGCGTTCACCCGTCAACTGGCCGCAGGCTCCACGTGCGGATGGTCAAGGACGGCCGGCTTAAGCCGGAGTACGCGGCGATGGCGGCACCACTCGCGGGTGACGCCGAGAATCAGGAGCAGTAACGAGCAGGCGCGCCGCGCGCGGTCTTGCGCGGCGCGCCTGCTCGCTTTCCGGTGCTCGCGCCGATTCGCGCAGAGCGGTGCCGTGCGCGAAACCAGAGCGCGCTTCTTCAAGATCATTCAGCGGCGCCGAGCAAGATCGTTTACGTCCAAGACCAAGATCGTTTTAGAGAGGGAAAGTTCGATGTCCGATTACCTGAAGGAGTCGGCGGAGGCACTGCGTGCCGCCCGCGGCTTCGCGGCGACAGCTTCCTCGCCGAGGATTAACAGTGACGCCGTGAAGGCAGAGCTGCACCTGCGCGTTGCGGACGGGTTCGCCCGCCTGGCGGCAATCGAACGGGGACTCCTGCCGGCAGAGCTGGCCGCGGTTCCCGTCGGCGACGGCCAGGATCAACTTCGGGGGCGGACCGCCTGATGCTGTTCGCCGTCATAGGAGGCGCAATCGTCGCCGTGCTCATCGCTGGCTCGGTGAGCCTGCTGTACTTCGAGAGCCTGACCATCCCGCCGAGGGACCTCGTGCGCCGCTGGCGCGCGGAGACCGCCCCGCGCGGAAGGATCTGCCCGTGAACGCCCGCGCCTTCACCCACCCCAGCGTCCTTGAGGGCATAGCCGACGGCGCGGAGTGGGCTGACCCGGTGATGGACCCGGCGGAGATCGACTGGACCGAACGGCAGGCCCGTGCCGCGATCCCGTTCAAGCTCGTGAACGGCCGCCCGCTGAACCCGTTCGCCCCGACCGGCATCCGCTACGGCCGCAACGAGTTCGGCCACTGGGGGGAGGCGCTGATGGCTGACGCCCTGGTTACCGTCACCGTTGGCGGTGCCCGGCGCCTGCTGATGGTCGAACGCGATGACGGGCACGGCTGGGCTGTTCCCGGCGGGCACGTCGAGGACGGCGAGACAGGGGCTGTCGCCGCGTCCCGTGAACTGCAGGAGGAAACCGCCCTGGTTGCGCTTCCGGGTGATTTCCGGGTACTGCCCGCCCGGTACGTGCCCGATCCGCGGGCGAGCGACGAGGCGTGGGCGGTCACCGTTCCGCACGTCACCGACTGCGGGTACTGCCCCCGCTGGCCCTGGGTAGCCGGTGCCGGCGACGCCCGCCGTGCCGAGTGGATACCGGCTGGCAGCTACACCTGCCTCACCGCCGCGATCGGCATGCTCGGCGGGCACGTGTTCGCCGCTCACGTCCCGATGCTGACGGAGTTCCTCGGCTAGGCGCGCACCAGAGTAGTCGACCGCGCACGACTGAATCGGCGCCAAAAGAACGGCCCGGCCCCTGAAACCTCAGGGACCGGGCCGCTGCTGTTCAAGATCGTTTGCCGGCGCGTCACTGCTGCGCGCACTCCGCCGCCCCGCCGACCGAGCCCACCTTCACCTGTCCCGCAGGGCAGTTGTTCAGGGTCTGGCAGGCGGACAGGCTCACGGCCAGGGCCCCGAGCAGTGCGGCCGCGGCGATCAGCCTGGCGATCCGGCGGGCGGTCTTGGTGCTGGCGTTCATCCTGGCTCCTTAGCGGCGTTCCCTGCTGACACTTCTAATTATGGCGTGTTCCGCACCGTAATGTCAAGGAGTCTCCCCGTTCCTCCCGCTTCTTCCTGCGCTGCCCCGCCCACCGCGACGTCCCGTTCGCCGGCCGTCCCGGCTCGCGCCCCAGCCACCGTGACAGCGTCCGCTCCGACACGCCCAGGGCTGCGGCGATGTCCGCACTGGACGTCCCCGCGGCCGCGAGCGTCCGGGCCGCCTCGACCTTGCGCGGGTCGGGCCCCGGCCTCGCCATCAGGCGGCCATCCCGGCGAAGAACCGCTCGCCCTCGCCCGTGTTCGTGACCTTCGCGTCAGCCATCTCGCCGAGCAGGGCCGCGAACTGCCAGGGCGTCATGGCGTTGATCTTCGCCGACAGTTCCCCGCGGACCCGGTAGCCGCGAACGTGCTTGTCGTAGGCCAGGGCCGCGCCGAAGCCCGCCGCGAGGGCCGCCTGGGTCTGCTCGGTGTGGTAGCCCGGGAGCTGGGCGGCGAACATGATCGCCTCTGTCATCTCGGCGTGCAGGTCGGCGCCCTTGCGGTACCGGCGGGTCCTGGTCCCGACCGAGAAGTACCGGCGGAGCGTCGCGGTGAGTGCCTGGCCTGCGGTGGCGTTCATGTCCAGCCCTTTCGTTGCTCCCTTGCCGACATCTCTATTATGGCGTATTCCGCACCACAAAGTCAAGGGGTCCGGGCAAGCTCGGCGCGGACCGCGAGCGGCACTAGCTCGGCGCCCCCGGTGTCGTGACGGCCGCCGAACGTGTCGGTGAACCGCAGGCCGTCCAGCGACACGAGCGCGACGACGACGGTCCGGCCGGGGACGGTAACGAGGTCGCCGGTCTTGAGGGGCCGCGCGGCGCTCACGCCGCCTCGCTCCTCTCCCACGCGACGCGGATCAAACGGGCCAGGTCGCCGCGGCCCTGGTCGACTAGGTCGAGGCAGAGCTTGCGGGTCATCGCCTCCGCCACCTCGGCGACCTTCGGCGCGAACCACGGGCCGCTGCAGTCGCGCCCCGGGTTGACCCGGCGGACCATGGCGTCGGCCGCGTTGCGGATGTGGGCGATCACGTCGGGGGTGCCGTTCGGGTAGACGGTGGCCATCAGGACTTCCTTCCGTTCGGGGCTTGGGGGTTCAGGCGGCCAGGCCGAGCCGGGCGCCGGCGAGGGCAACCCGGGCGTGCGAGGCGAGGACGATCGCGACCGCGCAGCGGTGCCAGCAGGGCCGCGGCTGGCTGGTCTTGAGCCCGCTCGTGCAGTTGCACCCGTGGGGGTGGACCAGGTGAACCTCGCTGCCGTCGGTGCTGACCACATGGAAGACGCCCTCGCGGTTGCTGGGGACGACCGCCCCGTCCTCGATGGCCTGGCGGGCGTCCTCGGCCTGCGAGGCGGTCCAGGCGCTGAGGTCCGCGGCCTTGGCGGCGGCGGCGACCTTGGCGGCGCACCCGCTTCCGAGGCGGCGGGCAACGCTCTCGGGGGCGGCGAGCTTGCGGCCGCAGCGCAGGCACCGGGCTTCGGTGACCTGCTGGGTGTTCTCGGTGCTCGCCATGTCCCGCCCCTTGTTCCGTCCCTCGCTGACATCTCTATTGTGCCCCATTGCAAGGTACACTGTCAAATAATGAGGCGAAAAAACTTGGGCGAGTACCGGGGAGAGATTTCTGCCCCATTATTTGACACGCGAGCCATGATGGGGCATAATAAAAGAGTCAGCAGGGAACGAGTGAGGGAGAACAAAGATGGCCGCCAGGAAGATCACCCCGGAGGACAAGGTCCGCCAGGCATACGCCCAGGTCGCAGCGGGGCGGACAGGCTCGTTCGTGAAGCTGATCGACCTCCGGTACGCCCTCTGCGCCAAGGGCCTCGACTTCACCGCCCAGGACGCGGTCCTCATCGGGATGTTCGCCCGCCAGGAGGTCAACCTCTTCCCGCAGAGCAACCAGCAGGCACTGACCGCCGATCAGCGGGCCGCCGCCCTGCAGTGCGGTGGCGAGGCCAAGCACCTGGTCAGCCTGCGCTAGGGCCCGGCCGGGCTGCCTCCCGCAAGGGGGGTGGCCCGCGCGCCGCCCGCGACCCCCGGCGGCCCGTAAACGATCTTGCTCGCCCGCCGTCCCCGATTGACAAGCCGTCCGGTATTGGGGCATAATTAAGGCATGCGCAGACGAGGGCAGTGGCCGTGACCGGCAGCCGGGAGGAATCCCCGCCGGGAGCACGGCGGCGAGGCCGGCCGGGGCCCGACCCGGCGCTCGTGGCCCGCGCCGCGGAACTGCGGGCGGCAGGCAAGCCCGACCGCGCCGTCGCCGCGGCGCTCGGCGTCGACCACCGGCAGGTCGCCCGGTGGCTCGGCAGCAGCGGGAGAGGGCCCGGCGCGCCCCGGGCGGACGCGGGCCCGGACGAGGTGACCCGGATGCGCGAGCAGCCCGTGACGCAGCAGCGCACGCTGTCGTGGCGCGAGATCGGGGCCCGGCTCGGGATCTCCCACGAGACGGCACGCCGGCGGTACGCCTCCAAGGAGGCGGCCGTAAACGATCTTGACCGGCCCCGCCCCGAAGATGATCTTGGTCGCGCGACACCGGAGTAGTCGAACGTGGTCGACTACTCCGTATCCACGACTCCGAATCTTCCCTGACCACCCGGCCTGCGCGCCACGTCAATACCACTACGCCCGTTGTGTGATCATGAGCCCATGGCGGCCAGGAAGCACTACGACGCACCATCCGTCACCACCGACGAGCAGCGCCTGTGCGCCCGCGGGACCTGGTGCTCCGCCCAGACCCGCGACGACGAGGGCACCTGGCACCCCGCCCGCACCTACCAGGCGTTCTGCGGGGTCGACGAGCAGGTCATCAGCGCCCGCGCCGAGGCCCTTCCCGCCGCCTACGTGCGCCTCGCCGAGCGCATCGGCGACCCCGTCCGCTCCGGCCGCGCCGTCCGCCGCCCCCCCGGCTCCCGGGTCCTGGTCGACGCCGAGCACGACGCCCTCCTCCGCCTCATCGCCGCCATCACCGGGGCGTGGGCCGCCCGCACCCGCGCCGTCCCCGGACTGAGCCTGTCCCGCCACGCTCACCGCAACGGCACCCCCGGGGCGGTCGAGGCCGACTGCGGGGTCCTCGCCCGCAACACCGTCCCCCTCCTCGCCCTCCCCGACGGTCCCATGGCCCGCACCTGGACGTGGCGGGCAGGCGACCCGATGCCCCCCGACCTCGAGGAGGAAATCGGCGCCCTGGAGATCATCCACGCCGGCGACGGCTGGGTCCGCGCCATGACGAGCCTCGGCGGCACGCAGGCCGGCCATGACGTCCTCGACCTCCACCGGCACGCCGTGAAGCTCCTCGGCGAGACCCCCGCCCCCCCGGACGTCCTCGACGGCATCCCGTGCCGCAACTGCGAGGCCATGAGCTCGCTCGCCGTCCTCGAGCAGCCCCCGCCTGAGCCGGAGAAGGTCGCCCCGCCCTGGTGCCGGTGCCTTGAGTGCCGCGATGAGATGACGAGGAAAGAGCTCGACTCGTGGACCGCGCAGTACGCGGGATGGGTCAGGGGCGCGGGCGTGCTGACCTGCCGCAAGTGCGACCTTGGCCGCTGCCCGGAGTGCACGTGGCCTTCCTGCGGCTGCGCGGCGGCGGGCCACCGGGCCAGGTGACGCCACACGCGACACGCCCGCCCCGGAGCGCTTGTATTTGACACCGGCCGATGACGTGTCACACACTGTGCGTGGGTAAATCTGTCCCGGGAGCGCGCGGCGCCCCCGGGCTTTTGCGCTTCCGGGGGCAGGTGACCGACTTGGTCTCCTCCCGCGGCGACGGCTTCCTGACCACTCCCGAGTCCGCGGCCTTCCTCGGTGTCAAGCCCTGGCTGATCCGCAAGTGGCGCTCGCGCGGGTGGCTCAGGCCGCAGGGCCTCGACGAGCGCGGCTTCCCCCTCCACACGGCCGAGGCGCTCCGCGCGACCGAGAGGCTCGTCTGCGAGCACGGCCTGGCCGAGTCCGGGATGAACCCGAGGCAGCTCCGCGGACGCAACCGGGAGCCCGCGGCGACGCAGGCCGAGACGGCGATCGCCGCTTGACCGTCGACGTAGCCGAGGAAGACGGCCGTCACCGTGCCGCTGTCCCGTTCGAGGACCGCGAGCTGCCCTGCTGTGCTCCCGGGCACGCGGACCCGGTTGAGGCAGCACGGCACGCCTGGCGGCTGACGCGGGCGATCGCACGGAAGATGATCCCGGCCGAGGCGTAAACGATCTTGGTCAGCTCCGCGCCTCGCGCCTCACCGCACGCTGCCGCTCACGGAACTCGCTCACGGTCAGCCGCCCGTTGACGAACCAGAAGTAGCGCAGCTCATCCGTGGCATGGTTCCACGCCCACCGCTTCGAGCCGCCCCACAAGGCGAACCCGTCCGCGATCCCGGCGGCGAACTCCGGCCGCACGAGCCTGCCCTCGCATGCTTCCACGGCGGCGGCGAACTGCGCGCGGGCCGGCGGCAGCCATTCCTCGCGGACCGCCGCCCAGCGGGCCGTGTCGATCTCGGACTTACGGGACCTGGCTGACTGTGAATCGCTCACCTGCCGGAGGATAGCGGCCAGGCGACGGTGGCGACCGTAAACGATCTTGGAGCTTCCCGTAAACGATCTTGAACGGCCTCACGGGGGGAACCCATGACCACGGGAACCCGGGGCGGCAACGGCCGCTTCACCCGCACCGCGGGCAGCGTCAAGCGCGACGCCGAGGCCGCGTCCCTCCGCGCCCGCGGCTACAGTTTCCAGCGCATCGCCGACGAGCTCGGCTTCGCCTCCAAGGGCAAGGCCCACGACGCGGTCATGCGCTCCTACGCCGACATCCCCGGCGAGGACGTCAAGCACGCCAAGGCCCTCGACCTCGAGCGGATCGACCGCCTCATCGAGCAGGCGTGGGACATCATGCTCCGCCCGCACGTCACCGTCTCCCAGGGGCACGTGGTCGGCAAGCGGACCGGCTGGGAGCGCGACGACCGCGGCGAGATCATGTTCGACGGCGAGGGCGCGCCGATCCCGGTGTTCGAGGACGTCCTTGACGACGGCCCCGCCACCGCGGCGATCCGCGAGATACGCGCCCTGCTCGAGCGCCGGGCGAAGATGATCGGCTACGACGCGCCGACTCAGTCGCGCATCGAGGTCATCACCGACGACATGGTGAACGCCGAGATCGCCCGGCTGACCCGCGAGCTCGAAGAGGGCGACGACCGTGCCGCTCGTCCTGGCGTCGCCTGACCGACTCCGCCGCCTGGCCGAGCTCCGCGAGCGCAAGCGCCTCGCCGACGAGGAACGCCTCCGCAACGTCGACGCGTTCAAGCTGCTGGGGTACGAGCCGATCTGCCTGCCGCGGGAAGCGGCCCGCAAGCGGGACGACGAGGTCATCCCGGAGCCGTGCGGCCAGTGCCCGCAGGAACTGTTCCACGCGGCGACCGAGGACGACGTCCTGTACGGCGGATCCGCGGGCGGCGGCAAGACCGCGGCCATCGTCGCCGAGGCCCTCCGGGCCTGCGCGAAGTACCCCGGCATCCGCGTCCTGATCCTGCGCCGCTCCTATGACGAGCTCGCGGAGTCGATCTACCCGGAGTTCCAGCGGTTCGGCTGGGGCGAGGCGCTCGGCGGCCGGCTGAACAAGACGGAGAAGGAAGTCACCTTCCCGAACGGGTCACTGATCCGGCTCCGCTACATGGAGACGCTCGACGACGCGTCCCGCCGGCAGGGCGGCGCCTATCAGCTGGTGTTCGTCGACGAGCGCACGCTGCTCGCCCCGGGCATCGTGGACGTGATCGCGCTCGAGCGCCTGCGGTCAGCGCACGGCGTGCCCGTGATCGGGATCCGGTCGACGAGCAACCCCGGCGGCCCCGGTCACGGTGAGGTCCGCGCCCGGTACATCGACCCGACCGACCACGGCCGGAAGGTCGTCACCGACGACTACGGCCTCACGGTGCGGTTCATCCCCGCGAAGGCCACCGACAACCCGCACTTGGACGAGGCGTACTTCCGTCGCCTCGACGCCATCCCCGACCCGGCGCGCCGCGCTGCGATGCGCGACGGCGACTGGGGCCAGTTCGCCGGGCAGATGTTCCCCGAGCTCCGCTGGGACCGGCACTCCGTCGACCCGTTCACGCTGCCCGACTCGTGGCGGCGGTACTGCTCGGTCGACTGGGGCTACACGGCGCCGTGGGCGGTGCTGTGGGGCGCGGTCGACGAGGACGGCCGCTGCTGGGCTTACCGGGAGATTTACGAAACCCAGGTCGGCGAGGCCGAGCAGGCTAAGCGCATCCTTGCCGCAGAGGCCGAGGGCGAGCACATCGCCGGGCGCCTGGCCGATGACGCGATGTGGGCCACGCGCGGCGATGCCAAGCCGATCTCGCAGGTCTACTCGGAGAACGGCGTCCACCTGTCGCCCGCGGGCAAGGGCCCCGGCTCGAGGGTTTCCGGCTGGCAGCGCGTTCACACCTACCTTTCCGAGGGGCCTGCCTGCCTGATCCACCGGGCGATGGGCTGGGAAACCTGCCCGATGATCCACTTCTTCCGGACCCTGCCGAAGACGTGGTGGGAGCTCTCCAACCTGCCGCACGCCAAGCGGGGCGACCCGGAAGACGCGGACTCGAGCGCTCCCGATCACCTCATGGACGCACTGAGGTACTGGCTATTGAACGTCGGCGGCGGTGCTGAAGCCTGGATTAACTGGGCGAGGAAAAAGGCTCTCGCCGCGGCGGAGGGTACCGAAGTCCCCGCGCCGCCCGCGCGCCGCGCCCTCGAGGCCGAGCCGGCCGCAGAGTCCGATCCGGAGCCCGAGGTTCCCCTCAGTCCCGCCGAGCAGCTCCGCCAGGCGAGGAACGCGGCCTACCGCGCGCAGAACCGCTAGCCGCAGTCCGGTCCCGCCTCGTACAGGCCCAGCTGTTCGGTAAGC